TCTGAAGCCGAAGTGGCTCAGAATGGGGAAACAGGGAAACAAGCTATCATGCATTTTCAAGATTTGGACCCAGGATATGGAGTGACAGTTTCATCTGATCGAGATACTACCTATGACACAGTTCAAAAGGAGGATTCGAAATTAGGTGATTTTCTGGCACGCCCAGTGAAGATTTACGAAGAGCGATGGTCAACCGGTGCGGTTGGTCCAACAATCAACGACACTGTTAATCCTTGGGAGTTATTCTGTGAGAATGCGGCTGTGTTTGAAAAACTAAAGTACTTCAACAACTTGAGTGGGGATTTGCATCTCAAGTTTGTTATCAACGGTAACTCGTTCCTCTATGGGAGGTTGATGGTTTCTTATGAACCCGTCCCTTACCTGAATGAAATACCAAAAAGAAATGCTTTCGAGATTGATTACATTGAGTATTCACAAAGGCCCAAGATCTTCTTGAATCCTACATCTAATGAAGGAGGAACAATGATCTTGCCATTCTTTTGGCCTAAGAATTATCTTAATATACCCGGAAGAGACTGGAGAGATATGGGTGTTTTCACTTTGAGTGAAATTGCAAAGTTGCGTCATGCCAATGGGGAAACCCAGGGCATTTCAGTGACTTGCTATGCACACATGGAAAATGTTGTATTGGCTACGCCAACCGCACTTCAATCTCAATCCTTGATCTCTCAAGGCAAGAGAAACAAAAACACAAAAACAACAATCAAAAAGTCTACGAATGATGAGTATGGCAGTGGGGCCATCTCAAAACCAGCAAGTGCTATTGCAGCAGCTGCTGGCTGGCTGACAGACTTACCAGTAATAGGCCCGTATGCCCGTGCTACTGAAATGGTAGCATCAAAGGTAGGAGAAGTTGCAAAAGTTTTTGGATATAGTCGACCAGTAGATTTGGAAAACACAAAAAGAGTAAGGACTGTAACAAGTTCAGCTTTCGCTGTTACTGATCAACCAGATACTGTGATGAAATTAACGCTCGATTCTAAGAATGAGACCACAATAGACGCAAGGACTGTTGGGTTAAACGCTGAAGATCATATGGGTATCTACGATATTGCCCAGAAAGAGAGTTTTCTGACCAGTTTCCTGTGGACGACTTTCGACCAAGGAGATATTCCGACAACACGATTATATAGCTCCAATATTACACCTAGTATCTGTGATATTGAGGGATTAGGATCAACACTCTACATGACGCCAATGGCGTTTATGTCGCAGTTGTTTACCTATTGGCATGGTTCCATAATCATGCGCTTTCAAATCGTTGCTTCCAATTTTCATAAAGGAAGATTGTTGGTACAATATGATCCGAATGGCTATCAGAATTTATCTACAAACATTCAGTACACTGAAGTGATTGATCTCGCTGAAACGCGCGATTTCGAAGTGTGCCTAGGATGGGGAAAATCTGAACCATTTCTGTCAATTGGAAGATGTGGAGCACCTAATGGAGGCACGAATCTCGAATTTAGATCAGACGGATCTTCGCCAGCCAA